GATCGAGGGCAAGGTCATGGGCGGCCTGCTCGCGGTCCACCGCGGCCGACGCGAGCCCGGAAGAGGCCCACATCAGCAGCAGGCCGGGCAGCGAAAGGAAGGCGCCAAGGAAGAAGGCGAAGGAACTGAGGCGGCGGAGGAAGCGGGTCATGGGCGCCTCCGGACGTGCGTGGTGTCCTCGTCAGCCTCCTGGGCCTCGATCACGAAGACCGCAGGCACCAGCAGGGCCACCATGAGGATCAGGAAGGCCAGGACGTAGTTGTTGGCGAGGGCCGCGCTCATCGGGGCCTTCGGATGCCCAGGCGCGGCCCAGGGCCCGCCTCGCGGCGGGTGCGGCGGTGTTCCAGCCAGCGCAGCAAAGCGGGCTCGGCCCAGCGCCGGGTAAGGGCCAGCAGGGCGCAGGCGGCCATGGTCAGCACGCCCACGCCCAGCAGGGCCTGGTACAGGATAGGAAGGAGGGCGCTCATGCCACGATGGGGATATCGAGTCCGAAGGACTCCATTGCATGCCGCAGCTTGGCGNNTCCAGCGGCCGCCGTCCGCCTCCACCAGCATCAGGTAGGGCGCGGTGTTGTCGGCGCACTTCGCCCTGAAGACGAATGGGGAGACCGGCTGCTTCACCTCAGGGAAGGTGCGGAAGGGTGCCAGCTCGACGCGCGGCTTGAGCGTCACGGAATCCTTCATTCGGATACCGGCCCGGATGTTCACCTTCTGGACGAAGCCGTTGTCCTCGCTGGTGCTGGCCGCATCATGGGTCAACTCGGCCGCCAGCTGGATCACGTAGTCCTTGTCGCCACTATCCTCGAAGAGGCTGGCCATGTTGATGGCGAAGGCTTCCTGGTCGATCCACTCGCCGAACTTGAAGCGAGTGAAGGGAACGGGTCGGGCCTCGATCAGGACCTGTCGGCGCCCGAACTTGTCGCTCTCCCGGGCTTTCAGGGTCACGGTCTGCTCATCCTGGATGTGGATGAGGTAGTCGGAGGGGAAGTCGGCGCCCTCCAGCTTGGCCTTCACCAGGTCGGCGAAGCCTGCGAGGGTGGCCACCGCAACGGACTTGGGCGCCTCGGGGGCGACAGCCAGGACCTGATGCAGCGGCTTGGTGGAGAACTGGGTCGTGATGCCGTGGGCATCCTCGACCTCATGCAGTTCGGGGCGGGCGATATCGAGGGTCTTCTGCATGGCCTCGGAAGTGAAATCCATGGGTGTCTCCTGAAGGATGAGGTGGGGTTAGGCCCGCTTTGCGGCGGGCAGTTCGGTGACGTTGGCGAGCGTCTTCGGTTCCTCGAAGAGCGGGGGATGGGCCTCGACCTCGAAGAGGCTGATGGCCTTGGTTTCGGGGGCGAAGGCGATGTAGGCCGCCGTCCTACCGGCGTCGGGGCCCGGCATGCTGGCCTTCACCTCGTAGGTGATCTGGGCCATCTGGCCCTTCGGGTCGGGCTTGATGACGATGTTGATCTGGAGCTTGCGCTTGGCGTCGGTCTTGATGTTCGGGTCCGCGATGTTGTCGCAGATCTTCCGGAGCTCGGCGGTTGCGCACTCCATCAGGGCGCCCTGGCCAAGGTTGGCGAGGGTCATTTCGTGGGGCTGGGCCATGAGGCCTCCAAGGGAGAACAGGCGAGCGCACGGGCTCGCCGGGGTGGGCGTCAGCGGAATTCCTTGATCAAGGCGTCACCAGCGGGACCATTGCCAAACTCGCCCACAGGGTCCAGGTTCTGGGCCATCGCTTCTTCGAATGTGAAACGGCCTGCCTCGGTCTTCTTGGCGGTGTAGCCCAGACCTTCGGCCTTCCACCAAGCCTTGTGGCGGAAACTCCAGATGAGGAAGGTCGGCTCGCTCATGCGCCGCACCTGCGCCCTTCCGCCAGCAGGGCCTCCCGGAACTGGCACTCCACGCACTCGCCCAGGGAAGTCTCCATCTCCATGGTGAGCGGCTCGCCGCAGGCGCAGACCGTGGGCGCGGTGACCGCGACCGGATCGGGCGGCGGCAGGAAGGGCACGGCGCCCGGGTTCGCCCAGGCCCTTGCGAGGGTGGGGCTGACGGTGCAGACTTGATGGTGCATTGAAATCCTCCTTGTGAGGGCAGAGGCGCCGGCGGCTACCGGCGCTTTTTCGTTAGGACGCGGCGGCGAACCTGGGCAGGTTCCGCAACCAGGCGCGAAGGTCGTCCACGATGTAGATCACCGAGGCGCCATCCTTGGAGTAGGGAGGACCCGACTGGGTCTTCCGATGGGCGCGCAGGGTTTCGACCGGAATACCGGTCATGGCCGAGGCCATGTCCTCCCGCACGCTGAGGGGCTCCACCACCACCACGCGGCGGGCCTCCTCCTCGCGGTCGGCCTGACCATGCTCCAGGAGCAGGGAAGGGAGGCCCAGAACGAACGTGGGGGCGTTCTTGGTGCGCTTCATGAGGCCCTCGCCACCAGCTGGCCGAGGTGGGCCAGACCCTTGGCGGTGACCAGCAGGCGGTCGATGACCTTGTCAGGTCGTCCGGGCCGGGTGATGGTCGAGACCTTGTTGACCAGCCAACCCCCGTCGATCCGATCCTGGTAGGCGACCCAGGCCCCGCCATTGGGGCGCCGGTAGATCCAGGCATGGGCGCTCAGCCACTCGAAGAGGGCCGAAGGCTTCATGCGCAGCACCTTGGCAGCGTCCGTGATGCAGTGCAGGCCCTCGGCATCGCTGATGCGGTCCAGGGCCTTGGCCTTGGGCTCCAGCGTGGCAATGGTGGCCTGGTGCTGGACGTTCTCCCGCTTCAGGGTGTCCCGCTCCTCGGAGAGGCCCAGGGCCATCCGGAGCATCTCCGTGCGGGACATGCTCAGAAGTACCTGCACGGGGCCGGTCACCTGGTTCACCAGCGCCCGGAAGGCCTTCACCAGCCGGACCTTGAACTCGCGCACCACCTCGGTGTTCCGCAGGTACGTGAGCAGAAGGATGGCCTGATCCTCGTTCAGGACAGCCACCGTCCGGGTCTGCTGGCCTCCGGCCGTCATGAAGGGTTGGATTTCAAATCCGACCCTTCCGAACTGCTCAAAATCCTGGAGATGCTCCCGGATCAAACGCAACACGCTGGCGTGGTCATTGTCGGTGTGCACCGCGAAGACCTCGCTCGTCGTGGTAGGGATGCCACCGTGAATAGCGACCAGTTCGCGCATCACTTCCTCCTCGTGGGCTTGGCGAGGCGCTCGTCGGCCTCGATGATCTGGTCCAGGCGGGCCCGCAGTCGGCGCAACACCGGCAGGGCCTTGGTGCGTTCGTCCGGGGTTCGGATGCCGTCCGCCCATTGCGTCACCAGCAATGCCACGGCATCACCAGCTAAGTGGCTGAGGTCACCAGTCAGCCGAACCTCATCGCGGGTGGGTTGGCCATCGGGATCCAAGCGGTGCAGCCCGTACCCGCAGAGGGCCAACTGCTGGCGGACCGGGGACAAGTCCCCACCGGTGGCCACGAACCAGGGGTGCACCAAATCCACTGGCAGCACGCCCGGATAGGTGTTCGACAGGTAGCGGCGCAGTGTGGCCGGGTCGAGCCCCATCTCGTGTGCCACGCCCTGCACGCTATAACCGCAAGCGTCAATGCGGGCGCGCATTCCGGCCTTGGTGCTGGCTGCGCGATGGCTCAACTGGTCCGCGCAGGCATCCTCGTCGAAGCTTCTGGACATGGAGGTTCCCGATGAGAGGTTGCAGGGACGATCGATTCAGCTGGCCAGGGCCGTGGGCCCAGGCTCGACCGTGGCTTCCGTCGTGGGCACCCCGCTGGGCGGCGCGTAGAGCCGGGGCCAGATGTCATGGGGGTGCAGGCCGAGCGCGGCGGCGACGGCCTCGGCGATCGGCTGGCTCTTCCGCCGTCCGGCCACAACCTCAGAGACCATTGGCTGGCTCTTGCCCGTCTGGCGCACCAGGTCAGCCTGGCGCTTGCCACGGGCCTTCAGCTCGGCGTTGATTTTGCGGCGGGTCCAGTTGCGAGGGCGCTTGGATTCGGTTATGGGTTCCATGGGATACTCGCTCCAGATCTGCAAATCTGTTCAGTGGTAAAAGCCAGAAGGAGGGGCCGTGCTCGGGGACATTCGAACCATCACTGTGGGAATGGCCCGTGAAGGAACTGGCCTCGGGCATCACCCCCTTAATCCGGTGATCATATGATTAGGCAAAGCCTAAGCATCGTCAAGGTCGAGTCTCAGATATGACTAGTCAAAATGAAATACCAGAAACGGATCTTACGCACCCAAAGAAGATAGGGGAGCGAATTAAATTTTTACGAGAGAGCCTTGGCCTTACTCAATCCGGGTTCGCCGCCCGCTTGAAACGAGAGCCTGGGACTGTTTCTCGTTGGGAACGAGGTGATTTCTCGCTCCACATGGACCGTCGCCTCCGGGAGATCATGGAAGCAACCGGGGTCTCCCGTGAATGGCTCCGAACCGGACTAGGCGAAATGGGGCCACTTCAAGAATGCCTAAGCAAATCGTCCTCTAATTCTGTTGCAGATAATGTCGTCCCTTATCAGGCCCAGCCAGCCGGCCTCGACCAGGCCCTCCTAGAGAGCGCCATGCTGGCCGTATTGCAGCTCCTCGAGGCGCGGAAGCTGAAACTCTCACCCGAGCGCACCGTGGCCGGCGTCATGGCTGTCTACGAGGCGGCGCGGGCCCAGGGCAGGGCAGCGGTCACAGATGCCGATGTGACACCCCTTGTCCGTTTGCTCATGGCTTAATTCCTGCCCCGCTTCGGGCAGGAGGCTCCATGAGCACGTCACGAGATCAGATCCATTCCGCGTTCCGTCAAATCATCGAAGAGGCCACTCCCAGCACACCCAGTGGGTCCCACAAGGTGGTCGTCATTGGCCAGCTGGTGCTGAACCTCCCCGGTGATTCGGATGGCCCGATCTGCGCCAAGGCCAAGCCCTGCTGTGGCAAGTGTCACAACTGAACGATGTTCGACTTGGAACTTGGGAAAATCGGGCAGACAGCTTCATCCAGCTATGGGAGAACACATGGCTATTACCCTCAAGGCCCTTGGCTGGATCTTTTCTCTGGTCGGAATCGTTGCTGGGATCGCCCTTTACCCAAAGGACCCTTTGACGAGCGATTTGGCCATCAACTCGTACATCCTGGCCAAGGCCGCCGAGCCAGGCCAAAAGGTTCTCGCAGGGCAGGTGGCCTTCTCTGGAATCGTGGCAGGCGTTTTCACGGGAGCAGCCGGATGTGCACTCCAGCTGCTGGAGGAAATCCTCTTCAAGGTCACCCGAATCCAGGCTTCGAAACCCTCGACAGATACCAAGGAACCGAATTCCACCATCACCTTGTGAAGTTGCTAAATCTGAAAACTGCGAGGGCTCATGACCGCCAATCCATATTCCTGCCCGAAGTGCGAGGCTGACTCGACCCAGAGCATAACCATGCTTTTCCAGACAGGCGTGCAGCATGGCGTCTCCCAGACATCCATGGGTGGCATCGGGATCTCCAGCGGCGGCCGTATCGGGGTGGGCGTCGGATCAGCCTCCACCAGCACGAGCACTAGCATGGCCCTGGTGCGAAAGTACGCCATGGGTGGAAGGCCCATGGTTAGTTCCGCGAGGATCGCCTTCGGATGGATCCTCACCGTGTTCGGCGCGATCATGATCCTGCCCATGGTGGCCCTGTCAGGAACTGAGGCCGCCAAGGGTGATGCGATGGGATGCCTATTCGGCTTAGTGGTGTGCCTCCTGATCCCAGGGCTAGTCCTAATTTTCACCCACCCCGGGCACAAACGGACCATCCAGGCTCAACAGGCTCGATGGGATGCTCGCCGGGATTACCTAAGCAAGTGCTGGGTCTGCTTCCGTTGTGGTCATGAGTGGAGCCCGGAAGCCTGATTTGATCAATCTCACTTGACACCTGTATAACCGTGTTACAGTTTGTAGCTCAAGGCGGAATCCTTGCCCCCCAGACATGAACCCACCACTCCCAGGCCCATCAAGCCGCGCCCCGAAAAGATGGCCCTCCTTATCGAGAGAGGGTTCTCGTGGGAGGTCATCAAGCAGCTGTTCGAGGGGTATTGGCTTGATGCCTGCTACCAGAACGACGTCCTGCGGCCTGGCGATGCCGAGGAAAGTCCAAACCGGATGGTGCTGCAGTTCCGGCAGGGTGACTGCTACTACCGCATGGCCTTCGAGCTTCTTCAAAACGACTTTGGGCCGCATCTTCCCCCAGTTGAAGCCGTGATCGTGACGATCTTCAATGACGGCTGCCGGCCGGCTCTCCCAGAATGCCCAGTCCAAATCCTTGATGGATCGTTCGACCTCCCCCTGGAGAACATCCCATGACCAAACCCAAGACCCTCCGCGAGCTCATGGCCGGTGGCGAACTACAGCTGCGCAGCCGAGAAGCGATCGAAAGAACAGCAGAACAAGATGACGCTGCCACGGAACGCTGGATGGAGCGGACGCGAGCCGCGGCCTACGCTGAGCCCCGCCGACCTGGGCGCCCACAGGCTGCCGCCCCTCGCAGGGAAACCAAGGTCCGGTCGGTGCGCCTCGAGCTTCCCATCTGGGATCAGATCGACATGGTTTCCGACTCGCTTGGCTGCAGCGCCAACCGCTTCATTGAGGAGGCCATTCTCAAGCGCCTCTACCTCTATGACGAGAGCCTTGTGTACAGGCAGGCGCAGACCAACTGGAGCCTCGTCGCGACCATCGCCCTGAACGATAACCACGAGCTGAAGGCCGAGCGGCGGACCTTTCAGCACGGCATTGCAGCCTGAGAATCCCATGCCTCCAGAAACCCTCGGCCAGCTCTCGCAACCCATCGTCCCCCACGTTCAGGTGGTTGCCATCGAACTGATGGTGGCCTCGTCAGCACGTTTCCCCGAACTCGATCAGCGAGATGGCTTCGATGTGCCCCTGCTCTCGACCACAGAGCAAAACGCCATGTACCACGAATCCAACCGCCGCATCGTCGCGGCGGTGAAGTTTGAGCTCAAGGCCACTGAGAACGATGTGACCTTTGCGGCTTGGTCGGCGGTCTACCGGCTGATCTACCAGGTGGATGAAGCCTATTCTGGCGACCAGACCAAGGAGCGGGCAGAGGCCTTCTGCCAGACCTACTCCGTAGCCCACGCCTGGCCCTATTGGCGGGAACACCTCGCTTCCCAGTGCGTGAAAATGGGGCTGCCCACCGTCCTGGCGCCCATCTTGGTCGTCGGTGCCACGCCCACCATCCAGCAAGCCCTGTCCACTTCGCCGAAGGGCGAATAGCAGGGTAATTCACGCCTGAGCCAGGTCACCCGCCAACCATTGCCCCTTCAACAGACCCCGCATCCTGCCGCGCCTTCTCCGCCGTGATGTGGGCATAGCGGCGAGTCTGGGCTGCGGTGGTGTGGCCCAGCAAGTCGCCCACGTCATCGAGCTCCATGCCGTTCTTCCGCGCCCAGGTGGCGAAGGTGTGCCGCAGGTCGTGGATGTGGAAATCGGAAAGGCCCATGGTCTTCAGGTCGGTCTCCCTCCGGCGCTGCCACCAGCTTTCGAGGCCCTGATACGACCCATTCTTCCCAGGGAACACCCACTTGGAGAGCTTCCGCCCGGCCCGGTCCCGGAGTAGAGACACGGCGTGCGGGCCCAGGCCCACCAGGCGCAGCCGCTTGGTTTTCTTGCCGGTCTTGTGCTGGCCCCTCGGGATGCGGATCGCGCCGCCCTCCAGGTCCACCCACTCCCACTCCAGCTTCTTCACCTCGCCCAGGCGGGCGCCGGTCATCAGCAGCAGCCGAAGCTGCGCGATGGGCAGGGCGTGCTTCTCCTCGTTCCGATCCAGCCAGGCGCAGAAGGCCTCCATCTCCTCCATGTCGAGGCTCCGAGTGCGTTCGTCCTCCTCAAATCGCACCACATCCCTGCAGGGGTTCGAATGGGGAGGGCGCTGCTTCCACGCCTCGGCGGTGCTCATGGCGGAGGAGAACACCGCCAGCACCATATTGGCGGAACGAGGGTGGTCCGCCAGCGCCTGGTGGAGATCCATCGCGTCCTTCTCGGTCACGTCCACCACCATGCGCGTGCCCAGCCTCGGCACGATGATCTTGGTGACGATCCGGGTGTAGTCCTTGCGCGTCTTCGCCGCGAGCTGCGATACGTAGGTCGCAAGCCAGTCGGCCATGAACTCCTTCACGGTCTGCGCGGCCCGTTGGCGCTCCTTCTCGGTGCGCGGGTCCTCGCCATTCGCCACCATGCCCAGGTGCGCGGCGGCCTTCTTCCGAGCTGCGGCCACCGTCATCTTGGGGAACGCCCCGAGGGTTTCGCACCCATCACGCGATCGCAGGCTCCACCGTATGATGAAGGCGATCTTGCCCTTCGGGCTGACCCGCACGCCGAAGCCATCCAGCTCCGTATCCATGACCTCGAATTTCTTCGCCTCGGGCCGCAGCGTCAGCAGGAACTCCTTCAAAATGCGATTTTCACGGAGTGCCATCGCTTTCCTCCCGAATCCCGCTTTCACGGAGATTTCACGGAGTGTAGCAACCCCCATCCACCCATGAGCACCTTTTTTGACGCGGTAACCCCTTAAAAATCAATCAGGCCACCCAGGCAAACCATCCCATTCGACCATGCCAAGCTATTTCGTAATCAGCAGGTCGCAGGTTCGAATCCTGTAGTTGGCTCCACACTTAGGCCCCTTTCGAGGGGCCTTCGTTTTTGGTTTCACGGAGTTTTCACGGAACTCGGAACCAAATCTCCTTGATAGGATGGTCTCCCCTTCCAAGGTTTCGCAGCGAGCGGAGGGTCCATGTTCACCAAGCGAAAGCAGCGGAAGGCGCCGAAAGGCGGGCACAAGCCTGGGGTGATGGCCCTGCTGGAGCAGGCCGCGGTGGAACTAGCGGCCAAGGGGAAGGTGCGCGTGCCGGCGAGCCCATGGCTGAAGGAGGCCAACATCCTGCTCAGCATCCGCAAGGGCTGCGGCTGGAACCGGGAGGACACACCCACGACCATGGTCGAGGAACGCCTCCGGTACCTGAACTGGACGTGGCGATGGGAGGGAGAGGACCTGGTGCTGGAACTGCCGGCGTGGGAGGCGCCCGCGGCGCGGATCGTGGCGATACAGCCCCGCCTGTTGGACTAGGTGAGGTGTAGGCTTTCCTCAACAGAATAAGGAGTGGAAGGTGAATAGGATCGCAATGATATCGGCGCTGACATTCTTGGTAGGGTGTGGCACCAATCCTGTGACAGTTCCTGCGGCTGTCCCAATTCTGGAAGCCCAGGCCCCAGAGCTGATGGTCCCTGGCCCCGGCCTAGTTCGCGTCGTAGTCAAGCGAGATACAGGTTTCACAGGCGCGGCGTGCGCAAAGCAGGTCTTCATTCAGGGCCGCGAAGCAGCGAGATTAAAGCCGGGAGAGAAGGTGACGTTCTATCTCAAGCCTGGGACATATGTCATCTCATCAAAGCCAACGGGCATATGTGGAGGTGGATTGGTAGAAGTTGAAGCCCGGGTGGCCAGTGATGACCCACCCACCTACCGAATCTCTTCTAGCCTCTATGGAGGAGACACCATCGCCAGAACGGCCTTTTAAAATTAGGCCACCAGCCTGATCAGTTCGGGGCCCTGCAATTAGGGGCGGCGGAGAGTCCCTTCGCGCTTGGCTTCGGCAAGCAGCGGAGCTAGGATCTTGGCCCCGCTATCGGTGAGGGTAATGCGCTTGGCCGGATCTTCCGCCGCATGTGGGCAGCGGAACTTTGAGGCCGCCACCGCGAAGGCTTCCTGGACCTGCTCCGAGATCCTATCGAGCTTTTTGTCCAGCTTGTCCTGCATCGCCTGGAATTTCTCGTGGAGCTCGTCATGGTCCGGCAGCGCCCTCACGCGCTCGCGCAGGACTCCCTGCTCGATCTGGATCCTCACCTGCTCGACACGGAGCTCATCCAGCCGCTTCCAGAGGGCGTCCTCGTTTTTGTCCACGGACTTGCGGTCACGGGTCAGCAGGGTTCGGATGATGCCCCAGATCCCGCCCCCGAAGACGAGAATGACGGCGANNGGCGACAAGAGAGAGAATCTCAGCCCTCGTCCACATCTTACTGGCCCCCCTTGCCCATCAGCTCCGTCTTGCGGGCAGAGCCCGAGCTGGAGCCGAAGTAGTAGGTGACCACCCCGATCCAGGCGGACCCGAGGCTGCCCAGCATGATGTTGAGGATGTCGCGGCTACCGGGGGGCGGCTCCCGCTTCATGAGGAAGCCCAGCAGGCCGAAGAAGCCCAGGGTGATGCCGATGGCCAGGGCCTTGGGGGTCCAGTCGCGCGTCTTCACCTCGCGGTCGCGGGCGTTGGCGCGGTCACCAGCGGCGATGGCTTCCAGGGCCTCCAGATTCTCAAAGCCGAGCTTCTGCATGGTGATGGCGAAGTCCTGGTCGGACTTCTTCAAGGCCAGCAGCTGGTCCGGCGAGGCTCCCTGCACAGCCGCGGCCAAGGCGGTGTCATCCTTGGCCGCGTCATCCCCAATCCCGAGCGCCTTGGACAGCGCCAGGCCGGCCATCCCCCCGAGTGGCCCCCCCAATGCTGTCCCGATGGTCGGGGCGATGCTCTTGACGATCGCTTTCCAGTCGAAGCTCATTCTCCGTCTCCATAGGTGGCGGGCCATTCAGGGATGGGCACGGTTTGTCCGGCGAGGTCGTGGGTGCAGTCGCCGAGGAACTGGATCTGGCCGTCGGTCACGAAGCTGTGGCAGACCTCGTGGACGGGCTTGCCGTCGTCATCGCCGCTGTAGCGGACCAGGATGGAGGGCTGGAAGGTGGGCCTCTCGGCATTCCCGTTCCAGGTCCACCTGGGCCCGTCGCCATCCCCGAATTGGATCCCGTGGACGCCACGGCACCCCGGGCACCAGAAGTGGAGGCGGTTCCCGACCGCCAGGCGCAGGATGGGCGACAGCGCGCTCACATCCCCGCCCGCAATGCGGTCATCNNCCCACCAGCCCACCGATGACGGTCCAGAAGAAATCCCACCAGTCGGCCTGGTGGTTCGGGTGAGCGTGGTCGTAGCCCTCTTTGATCGCGCCGGCCAGGCCCGGCACAACCAGGGCCCAGGCCGGGCTAAAGAAGAACGTCACCTGGGCAATGAGCAGCCCGCCGATGAAGTGCAGCACCTTGTCGAGAGGGAGCCCCCCAATGGCCTTCAGGAATCGCTCGATCATCGGGACACCAGAACAGAAGCCGACAGGACGGCGCAGGTGAAGGCGTAGAGGCCCAGGAAGACTTCACCCAGCCCCAGCAGGAAGGTCAGCCGCTGGCGTCGGCGCCAGGCGTGGAAGCGAGAAGAGTCCAGGCGAGGGCTCACGCGAGGGCCCTCTGCAGGGCCGCCACGTGGGCCAGGAAGAGATCCAGGCCCTCCTTGCCCCCATTGACCAGCCGACGGACCTTCTTCCAGTCCTGCGCCTCAGCTGCCGCCTGGACGCTACGCGCCTTGAGGAAGTAAGCCAGGATCCGTGCGGCCGGCCCAGGCTCCAGGGCCAAATCAGGAAGGGCGACCAGGTCGAGGCCGAGGGCCTCACCTGCATCGAGGTAGTTCCCGCGCCAGGTGAGCTGAATAAAGCCCCGCCCGTAGAATCCGCTCGCCCAGTAGCGCTCCTGCAGCGCCCAGAGGGCCGGCTGCTTGGTGCGGTTGGCGCGACGCTCGCGGAGCGGCATGAAGATCGTGGTTTCGACGGCCACTGTGGCCGCCGTGGCGATCTGCATGGCCATGGTGTTGATGCCCTGCTCCTCGAGCGCGGCCACCAGATTGGGCCAGTGCAGCTGCACGTTGGCCAGGGGACAGCGCAGGGCCGAGGAGATCTCCTGAGGCGTCAGCATCATCCGAATGCCAAAGGGGGGAGGCCAAAGCTAATTCGCGCAGGGTGCGCGTAGGCGGTCGATGATGCGGACCTGGCCCTCGGATGCATGTGTCCTCCCCAGGCCAAGATGCCGCCCAGGAAGGTCCTCAGTTATGCACTTCGGCGGAAGAATCTTTGCCTAGTCTGCTGGCTCGACAGGGACGCTTTGGGTGTCGGACAAGATCTCCGGCACAACAAGCTCCGCCTCTGATGCAACCTCATGCCAGCAGCCAGTCGGCAATCCTTTCATCGACTCCAGAAGCGTCGTTTCATCAGGCGCTTCGAAAATGTGCCCACTGACCGGATTGCCGGCTTCGTCGGTGATCTGGATGACCTTGCGCATGAGCGCCTCCTAGTAGCGGATCCTGGCATAGGCAGGACCACCCGTTCCCCCGATGTTCCCTGCGCCGCCACCAGACCCGAGGGTTCCATTCTGGCCGTTGGCAGGCGCCAAAGCTCCAGCGCCTCCGGGTGCCATGGCCGAGGCCCCACCGCCTCCGCCAGCATCCTTGGTCGCCGTTGTGAAGAGGGTCCCTCCACCGCGCATCGTCCCGACACTGCCGCCCGGACCTGCGGGACCGATGTCGCCCGCCATGCGTCCTTCACCCCCAAGCCCGCCGGAAAGGTTCCAGCCAGTCTCAGGGCCAGGGTACCCGAAGGGAGCATCGGCACCTGGAGTTCCGTCCATGGTGCCTCCGGTCGCGTTGATGCCATGAGCGGCGACAAGGTAGAGGCCAGGCCCCGAGATGACCGTGTCGAATCCATTGGCCCCAAGGGTCACGGTATAGGTCGAGAGGGGAACGACCGTAAACCAGCTCTTGATGTACTGGCCGCCGCTGCCCCCCCTGCCGTAGCTGCTGTCTCCATTGCCGCCCACGGCCTGCGCCGTCATTTCCGCGCTGGTGACGCCTTCTGGGCACACCCAGCTGTAGGTTCCAGGGCTGGTCCACTCGCTGGTGTGCCCGAATACCTTGTCAGCCAGGACCGCAGCCTTCCGGCCGGCGATGACCACGGCCCCTCCGAACTCGGCCTGGGCGCTGATGGTTGTGCCATCCAGCAGATCTGCCGGGAACGGAACCGCGGCCATCTTCGCCCCTGTGGCCATGGTGGTGTGTGTACCTGGCACGTAGTTCGGCGTGGCGATGTCGCCTTTCTTGACCGCGTCCACGAAGCCCGGCGGTGTGGCTGAGCTGCTCACCGCAAGGGTCGTTTCGGCGGCTGGAGATTGCCCCGCCCGCCAAATGCCGGAAACCCGGACCCGCCATGATCCCGGCGCGACACCCTCGAGGATGGCCGATGCACCCGAGACCGCCATAGGTTGCCAGGAACCATAATCCCTTGAGGCTTCAGCCAGGTAGGAGATCGCGCCATCCAGAGTCCAGGATGCTTCGATGTTCAGTTCCTGGCGGTCACTCAAGATTCGCTGAGTGCAAATGGCCGACAGACCCACTGGGGCAGGCGTCGAAGGGGTGTCCCCAGGACGAGGGATCACATCCCCGGTGGAGAGATTGAGCAGGGCGTACTTCGCCGGATCGTGGAGAAGGGCCGTCACGTCGTGGTTCAGGCCTTCGCCCCTGCGGACAGCGAGCACCCGGTAGAGGGCGGCTGCGGACCCCTCCTGCAGCAGCCAGGACGCGCCGGCCGGAGGCGCCTCGGAAAACGCCACGGCCACGTTCAGGGCGAAGGCCAGGCCAGCCCCAGTGCTGACGACCCTGGATTCCACCACGCCCGAAGAGTTCTTGAGCTTCAGGTAGTAGGTCCCTGGGCCCAGAGTTACCGGGGCGTCGAGGGGAACCAACGTGGTTGTGGCTCCAGCCATTACGCGGCCGCCTCCTCGGGAGTGCCCGGCGCGGTACTGGTCGGAAATTTGGATGATATCGCCGGGCCGACAGGTGGAGCCCTCCAACCCCGACGAGAACCCGACGGTCTCGGCCGACATGAGTTCGGTCAGGATGGCCCACTTCGCCAAGCGCAGCGCCTGGCCCTGGGAGGTTGCGCCCAGGGCGGTGATGTCCAGCGGGTTGTAGCCGTACCGGGCCATGCCAGCTACATCCTGGAAGACCGCCGTATCGGCCGCCCAGCCCAGCTCTGGATTGATGAAGGTGACCATGGCCGAGGTGTGCCTCGCTGTGCGCGCGGTGCCCTCGTAGGAGAATCGGCCATCCGTCACGTTGGCATTGGTGAATAGGGCCACGGGCGAGGAATCGGTATCGGCCACTGGTATGACCACACCGCCCGCGTAGAACACGACCCCCCAGAAGATCGAGGCCAGCTGCTGCAGGGCCGTGATTGCATTGACAGAGTTCTGCATGTAGAGGTTGCAGACCATGCGAGGTTCGCTTCCGCCCTTGCCATCGGCCACCATGGCATCGCACCACTGCCCGATGGAGTAGAGGGTCCACTTGTCGAGGCCGCTCGCATTCAGGAAGTTGCCGCACCCGTAGCGCGCCTTCACCGCGGCGTCGTAGAACACCCAGGCGGGATTGCTGCACCAGACTGTCTTGAAGGTGCCATCCCAGGCTCCCCCGCTGGTGCCTGGTCCCGTGGTGGCATAGCTAGCGGCGGTCCAGATACCCGTGGATGGGTCCTGGGCGGCAGGCGTGTAGTTCGTGGGCACTTGGATCTTCAGACCATAGAGATCCGCCGAGACCTTGGGAATGGACTTGAACTGCTTACCGTTCACGCGAAGGCTCATCACCGCGCTGTTCGGGTAGCGAAGGCGGGCGTCCACGATCTCGGTGTAGTCCTCCCACCAGGTCTGGCTCATGTGGTAGACGTCGGCATCGTCAGGGCTCATCCTGGTGAGCTTTACCTGCCAAGGCGTGCTGCTGGGCGGGAGGTCCACCCGGTACCCCTTGGTGAATTTTGTGCTGAAGGGGCCTCCGCCGATCTGGCCGTTATTTTCGAGCTGGACCTGCTCCCAGGCGCCGCCGTTGTAGTTGGCATTCTGACGCTCGATTTTCACCTGGACCAGGTGCCCGGTGCTGTTCCCTGTGGTTGTGTCCACCACCTTGAACTGCGGGATGGACACCCGGAGCCGGATGGCGCTTGGGCTGGATGAGATGGTGCGGGTGACGGAAGCTGCAGCTGTGGCCTGCACGTTAACGCTGATGGGGTTCTCGCTGCCGGTGATGCCTTTGACAGCGCTTTGAGTATTGGTGCCGGCCACGAGCGCCAGCGCGATTCCCTTGAAATTGAAGGTTCCATCGCTGTTCTGGATGGGAGTCCCATCCAGGAAGACGGACTTCAGCCCGTCCACCAGGCCCTCGATCCGACCCTCAGAAAGGAGCATCTGGAGCGTGCCGGTCTCGGGCACCACCGGATCCGAGTAGTTGACCGGCGTCGTGCCGGTACCTGGATCCCCACCTCCGCCGACGGGAACTCCACCGCTGCCATCCCAGGTATCACCGGGCTGAAGAACTCCAGGCATGCCGATCTCCTCAGGGCGCGATGGCCCAGACCCATGGCGAGGTATCGCCATCCCCACCGCGGGTACCTGCGTTGTCCGGCGCGGCCGCGCCAAAGCCCTTGTCCTGCCAAGTTTGGGCGTCCACGCCGGCGCTGATGACATGGCCGGATACCCGGTGCTTGCCATAGAGAACCGGCACACCGCCGCCCTGGCCAGTGGTAGCCGTGGGGGAATTGAAGGTGAAGGTGTCGATGTCGGAGGTGGTGGTGCTGGGGTTGAACATGCCCTTGGGGCTGTCCGCAAGCATCTGCGCCACACCACCGGCCATCATGGAGATGCCAATGTTCGTGAGCCAGGGCATCTGGTACACCGTGCCCACCACAGCGAAGACGGCGCCGACGATGAAGCTGACCGACCCCTTATCCGCTCCCGCCACCACAGGGATGATCTTGATGACTTCGGATCGACCGCAGGGCATCTCCAACCCTGCTTCATCGCGGTCTTCGGCACCCACGATCACCCGGAAGAGATCCCGCGCATGCTCCTGGAAGTAAGATCGAAACCCCGGGATCTGGCTGCGAAGGGCATGGATCGCCTCGGCGGGCGTGGCCACGTCCAGTTTGAACTCACGCCCAAATCGCTTTCTCAGGTCGCCATAGAGCCTGATCGTCTTCATGCAGTCCTCCTCACGACGGCCACCACCGCCCGGTTAAGAGGGCCCATATCCTCCTCCCGGGACAGCCGGCCCGGAAGGTGATGCAGGATCTTTCCGCCCCCCATGTAGAGGGCACAGTGGTTCGGCACTCCACCCCCACGAATCATCATCAGCAGGGCATCGCCAACCAGGGGCCCGTCCTCCACCCTCTTGAATCCAGCCCTTTCCAGCCCCTCCGAGAAGAGGTCCCGGGTTGTCCAGAATCCCGGGCCACGGACGAAGTCCGGCATGTGGCCGTAGGCGTCCCGCGCCAGGGTGTAGCAGTCCTGCAGGCCCCAGGCGAATACCTTGCCGCGCACGTCCCAGTCAGCCGGGGTGATGCGACGCCAATCCCCTTCCAGGGTCACGATCCACCAGGGAATGCCCGACCGGTTGCAGGACTCCTGATCCCACTCGCTGGGTTCCGCAGCTCCGCCGGGATGGCTGTGTACCACACCGAGAACCAACCCCGCGTCTTCGGCGGCCACCCAGTCCTCAGGGTGGATTTCGAAGTGACCGTCACCATCGGCGATGTTTTGACATCGGTGGTAGTTCGCCCCATTGTTTCCATCCCACACCAGCACGCCGCAGCATTCCCGTGGCGCCTCGGCGCGGGCATGGTCAAGGATCAGCTCGAGGAGGGCCGGGGTCATCGGATTCTCGCTGTGCCAGGGAACGCGCCGAACGGCAACCCGCCCACGAAGAACGAGTAGGCCGGGTCGGAGACGCCAACTGCGAGAACCGTTGCCGAGTTGGCCTTGCAGGCGCTCAGGGTCTTAACGCAGAGCCCCCCCGTGGAGAATGGGCAATCTGCAGCATCGTTCCATCCGCACACATTGGCGGTGACCCGCCGGCCGGGGACCCGCGCATTCTGCTTGTCCATCGGGGCGACCAGCTCGAATTCGATCACATCTGAGGTTTCGAGGGACTTCCGCTCCACGATCCAGGGATCGTCAGGGGAGCACGCGGTCGGATCCGCCGTCGGGTTGTAGTTCCCAGGGAAGTTGACTGCATCGAGGTATTTTGCGTGGGTTCGCTTCAAGATAACCTTGGCGCCCACCAGGTCCTCGAAGTCGCGCACCAGGCCGCCCACGACACCATCCAGAGCAGACACGCGGAGCTTCGGACGGGGGAGAGGGCCCTTGGTGGACCACTCGAAACCCTCTGCCTTGATGGGGAATGGGGCATAGGCCTGGCCTTGCCAGACCAGGCTTGTGCCGAGGGCGTTGACAGCCTCATAGAAGTAATTGACCGAGCCTCCGCAAACGGTGGCATCCAGCACGAACAGCAGGATCTCCGCAGATGGCGTGAGGGACTGGAGCTCCGAATAGGGGATGCTCACGCAGGCACCTCACGGAATTCCGCTTGGATCTGCCACTTAGAGGGACCATCCGGGCTGACAGACCATTTTTTGCATTTGAATTTCCGGGTGTAGGTGTAGATGCCCGAAAGCGCAGAACCACTCGCCAGGCCGCCCGGGTAGGTGTACCCGGCCTCAATGAGTGCGCCGGCCAGGGGATTGGAAGCGAAGACGACATTGGAGGAGCTTTGCGACCAGTCGGTCACGGTTACGGCCACGGTGGTGGTGGGGATGTAGCTGCTGGGAATGTTCAGGGCTTTGAGGCCAAGACCCCAAAGATAGACGCCGGTGCTCACGGTCCCCGGGTAGTTGTTCGAGCCGTTGCCGGATGCCAGCCAAACCTGAATGTTCTGAGAAACGGTGGTCACGCCCGCGAAGGTCATGGAGACCTTAACCCAGCCATTGGCCAGGCTCTCGAAGGTGATGGCGTGGGTTCCCACCTGACTTCCCACCACCTTGTTCTGGATGTCCACATAAGCCGTGTGAAGCCCTGCGTCCGCGTAGAGGTAGAGCCAGTTCCGGCCGTTGGGCTTGGCAAAAACCTCCATCGTGTAGGTCTGCGCCGTCAGGGTGAAAGTCTGATAGAGCCTGTAAAAATTGGTGACCGCGGTTTCAGCGAGGAGGCACCCCGTATTCGTGCCATCCGGCGCCGTGGTCACCGCTGCGGTCATGGCCCCACCGCCGTCCGTGACATTGGGCGCCGTGGTGAGGGTCTGGCTCTGCTTCCACAGGTTGGTCCGGCTGGTGTTGAACATCAACTGCCGCCCCTGCC